AGAGAAAGATTCAGTCTTTGAGTTATCATTTTAGGGGAGAAATGGAGTCTATTCTTCTAGATCAAGATTTGGATTCTGTATTTACATTGAAGAATGGACATCCTCTCATTCTTAAGAAATATCTAACTAAAGAGATTTCACTTGAAACTCTTGTCATTCTTGATAAAATACTATCATTCGTCAAAGATTATGATCAAAAACTCCAAGATCCTGTGTGGTTAACCGTAAGTTCTTTAATTAAGAAGTATCAATCTTTTTTAAATATAGATGTGTTCAAATTCAAGAAAATTCTAAAGGAAATAGTAGTAGGATGAGTTTCTTTCAATCAGAGTTCGTTCAAGAAGAACTCAAAAGCATTCAAGATTTACAAGAAAAAGTTTATGAGAATGTGTTTACATTCTCAACCATGAGTCGTGCTGATAAAATCTATCACATTGAGATGTTGGAGGAACTGTTGAACAAACAGCAGGTTCTTTATGCAAGAATGAGTTTGTCTGATGATCCAGAAGCAAAAGAAATGAAAGAAAACATTATGACTTCGGCACAACAATTGGGATTTCCACCTGATGTTGATCTTGGGTTTGTATTCAAGAACATGACTAACATCATCACTAACATGAAAAGGTCTCTTGGAGAGAACTCATAAATATCATATAATACAGGGCTGGACGATCCCTAAGCTAAGTCACAAAGACCAAATACGTATTAATACGAGGTACACATGTCATTTTCAAATTTAAAGAAACAGAGTAGTCTTGGAAACCTCACACAGAGACTTGTGAAAGAGGTGGAGAAACAGAACAACACTGGTGGAGGAGGTGGTGATGACCGTCTGTGGAAACCAGAAATGGATAAGAGTGGAACAGGTTATGCTGTTATTCGTTTCCTTCCTGCTGTAGATGGAGAAGACCTTCCTTGGGTCAAACTCTTCTCTCATGCATTCCAAGGTCCTGGTGGATGGTTTATTGAAAACTCTCTGACTACAATTGGCGGTAAAGATCCTGTTTCAGAACTCAATCGTGAACTCTGGAACAGTGGTAATGATAAAGACAAGGAAACAGTTAGAACTCAAAAACGTAAGTTGTCTTTCTACAGTAACATCTATGTGGTGAAGGATCCTGCCAATCCTCAAAATGAAGGTAAAGTGTTCCTTTATAAGTTTGGTAAGAAGATCTTTGATAAGATCATGGATGTTATGCAACCTGAGTTTGATGATGAAACACCAATCAATCCATTTGATTTCTGGAGTGGTGCCAACTTCAAACTGAAACTTCAGAAGAAGGATGGTTACTGGAATTACGATAAGTCTGAGTTCGACACTCCAAGTGCACTTTTGGATGATGATGAAGCACTAGAGGCAATCTGGAAAAAACAGTATTCTCTTGCTGCTCTTGTTGCACCTGATCAGTTCAAAACATATGAAGAACTGAAGAAACGTCTTGATTATGTTCTTGGTAAAGGATCAACTCGTCGTTCCTCTGTTGAGGAAGAGACTGAGTATGATAACTATGCTGCTCAAGAACAGAAAAAGATTAGTGAAGATCAGGTAATGGAGAAACTTGAGGAGTCTTATAAGGCTTCTCAGAGTAGAAATGAAACTTCTTCTGATTCTGATTCTGAGGAAGAGGATCCGATGAGTTATTTCTCTCGTCTGGCTGATAGTTAATATCCCAGAGGGGAACCACTTTTGGTTCCCCTTTTTTTATGAGTGAATCTGCAATAAGAATTATTAGATCTCTAAACTCACGAGTTTCAGTAAAGTTATCTCCAAACTCTCTTTCCCAATGCACCATGGAACCTAACTCAATGAGTGTTGCTGGTGCATTTTGAGCAACTGCTAATGTCTTATTTGGAAGGCTATCAGTCTGTTTAAAGTTACCTAACTGAGGATAAACATTTTGGAATGCTTTCAATGCGATTGAAATTCTTTCTGCAAGTTTTTTATCTTCCTTATCTCCAGGTCTAACTCTTGTAAGAAACCCTACACCACCTCTTCCAACTTCTGCATCAAAGTGAAGTGGAATGATGATAACATTTTCATTTGATCTGTCTCTAATGTAATCATCATAAGCATCATAACTACCAAAGGTCTCAGGTGCTATAATCTTTACATCAACTCCATGTCTTTCTTTTAGGATTTTAGCAAGAAGTTCTGCAGCATAATCTTGATGATCTCTTTCTCTACCTTCTGCACCTAAGAACCCTGCTGCATAAAATGTTCTACCTCCCCTCCTGTCAGGAATTTTCCATCTGTTTTCAGGTTTTACATGATCTAAAACAATAATAATAGGAGGGGTAGGATTATCCATAAAGTCTTATATTTTGTCCCTCAACCACCATTGAGTTTTTATATTGAGAACTTCCAGATGGATATGGCATTTCGTTTTCCAAATCATTTATAATGATATTAAGATAGAAAGGTTTCAAAACAAAAATGTTTCTTCTTTCATCTTGAATTTTATTTTCATATTCATAATTTGAAATAGTATCAGTGATACCTACTTCAGTGACCTCAACACCTCTTTTGTAGTCATAATAAGAGAATGAAAAGTCTTGAGGAACACGAAGTCCCTTTTGAAGCATAACACGATTTGAACTATTTCTTATCTCTTTAGTTTCATAATGATGAGCACTATAGACGTTTTCATAAGAACCATATTTGTTTAACAAATAGTTGTCAAATGATTTTTGACTCAATGGCCATTCATTTTCTGGGTTGATTATGTTATTTGATAACATAATAACCCAATCTAAATTTTCATCTTCATAAAGTTTATATGCTACATTGTCAGGTCTTTCATCACCAACAACTTTATACTTAGTAAAATAAGATAAGTCATTAAAAATGTCTGGCCTTATTTCACCACGACGAAATAAGTTTTTAGTTTGAAGATAGTCAGAAATGTTTTTTGCACCAGGAAGACGACTTACATAGTCGAAATTAGGAACATATCTAAAATACTTTTTAGCCATTAGTAACCCATTCCATCGGCACCTTGTTGATCCTTCTGATAAATTGGAGCAATTTCATTAAATGATAATTGTAACCCATAGGCTGTCATTGAACCATCTGGATAAGTCATGTATTGCTCACCATTTGGTGAATAATTTACAGAACATGCAGTAAGAGCACAAGGTTTAATTTTATTTAGATAGGGGTGTTGACCACCACCATTAAAGATGTATTGGATTTGGAAGATATTGGGTGTGTAAAGAAAATTACTCTCATTACTAATTCTTGGAGCCATTTGCGTTTTCAGATTCTTGATAATCTGACGAATGATGATAGATTCAGATTCTGTTCTTGGAGTTAATAAAAAGTTAAAATTAAATTGTCTCATTTTTGGACCCTTAAATAAGAGTTCCATGTTGGGATTAAGAATAGAACCAGTGGTTCTTGTTAAAATATTTGCACCAACTGCTTGACCTGCAAAATATGCCTTTACTGCATGTTTCATATTATCATCTGCCATGAAACTTTTACCAGCCTCTATCAATCCACTTCCAAGTGCTTGTACAGCACCTACAAAATCACCAGTGGCTGCAGTTTCCATGGTATCCATTCCAACTTGTGCAGCTTTTGCTTGAATTGGATTGAGTGAGTCAGGTCCAAAATCAACTGATGATGATTCTGCTGCAGGAATCATTGGAAGAATCATCATTGGTCCAATTGGATCACCTAATCTATTAAATCCAGTTGGCATTACTGAAATTGCCTGCTTAGCAGAATACTCATGTGCCTGAATTTGAATATAATCATAAGCGTCTCCAACAGTTTGTTCAGGATAACGAAGTATTGCACTAGAAAGAGCTCTTCCTCCATCAGCAGTTGCAAATGATCTTGCACCAGAACCAACTAAACCAGTTTCTAAAGTAGTTGGAACTGCTCTTAAACCTCCAGTTCCTCTAAACTCTCTTACAATTTCTTCATTGGGGAATGAAAAGGTAGAATCATTGGAATCAGTACCACTTGTGTTTGGTTCACTTGATTCACCAAAAATATCATATTCAGAGATTTCACCATCATCATTGACAATTTGTTTTGTAAAGGGGTCAATAACTCCAGGAATTTTATTTACTTGTGCAAACTGTTTGGTATTATTATAGTAATCAAATTCAGTAGGATAATTTGAAATATCATTCAGAATATTTGCCCTGTCTTCATTAAAAACATGTCTCCCTTCATTATAAAACAATCTTTCAAACTCTGTGTTTGTTAAGTCAGAAGATGTGTTTTGTCTATTATAGAGATTTCTAAAAAGGGTAGTGTTGACAAGTTGCCACTTATAACCTTCAATAGATCCTGATGGTGGTGATGTGGCTAAAAATGTTGATGCCGATTTAGATCCAGACTGATAAAGTCTTATTGACCCATTAGAAGTTTCAGTGAATTCATCGATGTCAACACCTTCCCAAATTCTTGTCGTCTTAAACTCAGCCATTAGATAAAGGTGGTTTTAGGTATTTAGTTTGAATTTTTGATATGGAATTGATCTCATATCTGAAAGTTCAGAATCACGAACCACATGAAGTAATCCCACAACTTCTTCCCAGGTGTAATTGTGAAAGTCACCCCAATGATAATTTAGTCCTCTAAATCCCCATTTATAAACTCCAACGCATGCAATAAGAGGATATTCATCATATGTGATTCTTGGTGTTTTGGCTTTGTAGATGAATGTGTAATAATTACCAACATCAGGAATAATTTCTGTTTCAGTCAGAATGGAAATAATTTCCAACATTTGATCATCAGAATCACCTAAACCAATGATTCGATCAACGTCTTCGTTTATTCTGTTTGGTTCTTCCATAAGGTTTAATACCTAAATGATCTTCTGTGATAATCATAAATTCAACACCATTGTCTAAACAAAACTCACGTGCAGCACTCCATTTTGCTTGATTGACTGCATAAGTCACAGATTCATAAATGTAAGACTTGGTAACTCTTGATGGTTTCTTTGGTGGAAGTGTTTGTTTTTTAGGTTTGACTTCAACAATGTATTTTTTTATCTTCCCATCCTTTTCTTTTACTTCAATCAGATAATCAGGATAATAACGATGAACTCTGTTATCTTTAGGAGAAATGTAAGGAATAGAAAACTCTTCAGATGCCCATCTCAACACTTCTTCTCTGGTGTCACACCAATGGCAAAACTTTCTTTCCCAAGATGAACGACAGATAATGTTATTGGGATTTCCCTGATATTTGTGTGGATTAGATGGTTTGAATATTGACTTTATACTTTCACCCATCCTTTTACACTCTTCCTTTTACCTTTCATAACTTCATTCAAATGAGATTTCGAGATTCCAAGTTCCTTTGCGATGTGTGTTTGACATTCAAACTCAACTACTTTATCATCTTTCATTATCTTTCCACCTCTCCAAAGGGTGGTCATTTTTTGATTAAGAGTTGATTGTCTCATTTTCTCTTTAGTCTCATCGCTATGTTTGTAACCGCTCATTCCTCCAGTGAAGTTGTGAGTGTTACAGGGTGTGGTATCAACCAACACACAACAGGCATTATCAACATCAAATATTTCACAAAGATGTGTTGTGTCCCACCATTCCAATTTCATCTCTAAATAATTCAAATCAAACCTATTTAGATGGCAGGGCCAACACCAAGAAGTGTCAGGACAAGTGACTTAAAGAGTCGTTTTGTTCATGTTGCACAAACATCAATCTATCAGGTTAAAATTCAACCCCCACCTAAAGTGACATCATTTTTAAATGGTGGAGATCGATCATTTAACTATTCATCTGATGGTGAAGATATAGAGTTGAGGTGTTCTAGTGTGAGTTTACCTGGAACTAATTTCTTCACACAGGAACAAAAGAATGATTATTCAGGTGTCACTGAAAAGATGCCTTATAGAAGAACTTATAGTGATCTTTCATTTACTTTCTTTGTTGATAGAAAGTATGATGTATTTGAGATGTTTGATGGGTGGATTGATTATATTGCAGGTTATACACAGAACCAAAGTGAGATGGGAAACCGTTACCTATCATATCGAGTCAACTATCCAAATGACTATAGATCTGATGCAGTGTATGTCACAAAGTTTGAAAAGGATGTGGGATCAGAAAATAATTCATCAAAAAATGATCAGATTGCCGTTGAGTATAATTTA